ATGCAGACCGTTGAGATGGCCGCGGTGACCGAGAGCACCATCACCATCGCCCTCGAGGACGGCCGCGAGGTCACCGGCGTCCCGCGTGCTGGCGACGACGGCCGCTACCGACTCCACACCGGCCGTCGCGGCCGCCCCATCGTCATCGACGAGAAGCGCGCCGAGACCGCCCGCATCGTCATCGTCTGAAAATCCGAATAGCGCGCTAGGCGCCGCGCGATCGGTCGTCCAAGGCGCGCTCCGCGCGCCCGAGCCCCCGAGGAGGTGGCGCAAGTGCCTGCGCACACGAAGCGTGAAGATGAGCTCCAGCGCCCGCGCTCGCGGAAGGGCGGGGACGCTGGCAAGGCTGCGACGCGACTCGACCTGCTCCCGGTCAGCATTCCGCGCGCCGACCCGAACTGGCACCCGATGGCCCTCCGCATCTGGAACGGCCTTAAGACGTCCGGCCAGCGCGAGCTGCTCCAGAACAGCGATTGGGCCCTGGCCTTCTCCCTGCTCGACGACCTCACCCACTACAAGAACAGCCAGCGCCGCTCCCCCGAGATGCTCAAGGCCATCCTCGGCGGTCTCGAGAAGCTCATGCTCACCGAGACCGACCGCCGCAAGATCCGCGTCGAGCTACACGCTCCGCAGGTCGAGGAGCGTGGCGCCGACCTCGTCGCGATCGACGGCTACCGCGCCGCGCTCGCCGCTGGCGGGGCGTGAGCGCCGGCGAGAGCCTGATCCCCTTCCGAGACGTCCCTGACGACGAGCTCACCGACGAGCAGATCAGGCAGAAGTACGCACCCGTGTGCATCGGCCCGACCTGGAAGCGCGACGCCGCCGGCGGTTGGCTCCTCCCCGAGCGGACGCTCGGCTGGGAAATCGCCGGCTGGATGGCGAAGTGGCTGGGCGGGCCGGACGGCTCCGACAGCTTCACGATGACGCTCGAGCAGCTCCGCTTCGTCCTGTGGTGGTACGCGGTCGACGAGCACGGCGAGTTCATCTACCGGACCGGCGTCCTGCAGCGGCTCAAGGGCTGGGGCAAGGACCCGCTCGCGGCGGCCCTGTGCCTCGTCGAGCTCGTGGGCCCCTCGCGCTTCTCGCACTTCGGCGCCGACGGCAAGCCGGTCGGCAAGGCGCACCCAGCCGCGTTCGTGCAGATCGCGGCGGTGAACCAGGAGCAGACGCAGAACACCACGACGATGTTCGCGCTCCTGATGACCGACCGCTTCATGGCCGAGTACCGCGTCGAGGCGGGCAAGGAGCTCATCTACGCGATGGGCGGCAAGGTTCGGCTCAAGGCCGTGACCAGCTCGCCTCGCGCGCTCGAGGGCGGGCGCTCGACGTTCATCATCCTGAACGAGACGCACCACTGGATTCGCGGCAACAACGGAATCCAGATGTTCGAGACCATCGACGGCAACGCGACCAAGATGGACGGCCGCTACCTCGCGATCACGAACGCGTACATGCCCGGCGAGGACTCCGTCGCCGAGCGCCAGCGCGACCAGTGGGACAAGATCGACGAGGGCCGCGCGGCCGACGTCGGCCTGCTCTACGACAGCCTCGAGGCGCCCGAGCACACGCCGCTCGACCCCGCGATCCTCCCGACGATCATCGAGCTCGTCCGCGGCGACGCGGTCTGGCTCAAGATCGACGCGATCATGAAGTCGGTCCTGTCGACGACCATGAGCCCGGCGCGCTCGCGCCGCATGTGGCTGAATCAGGTCGTCGCCGAGGCTGACTCGCTGTTCTCGCCGGCCGACTGGAAGGTGCTCGAGCGGGAGGGGCTGGAGCTCCGCCCTGGCGACCGGATCGTGCTCGGCTTCGACGGTGGCAAGTCCGACGACGCCACGGCGCTCGTCGCGATCCGGGTCAAGGACTTCTTCATCAAGCCGCTGCAGGTCTGGGAGAAGCCCGACGGGCCCGCCGGCGACGGCTGGGAGGTGGACCGGGCCGAGGTCGACTCGATGGTGCGAGACGCGTTCCGCGTCTACGACGTCGTCGCGTTCTACGCCGACGTCGCGCTCTGGGAGTCGTACATCGACACCTGGGCGCTCGACTACGGCGAGAAGCTCGCCGTGAAGTCGACGGCCCGCAACCCGATCGCCTGGGACATGCGCCGCTCCGAGAAGGAGACGACGCACGCGCACGAGGCGTTCGTCAGCGCCATCCTCAACGGCCAGCCTGTCCACGACGGCGACCCGCTCCTGCGCCGCCACGTGATGAACGTCAAGCGCAAGGTCAACAACTACGGCATCTCGTTCCGCAAGGCGCACCGAGAGAGCCCCCGAAAGATCGACGCCTACGCGGCGGCCTTCCTCGCCTTCCTCGCCCGTCGCGACTACCTCGCGAGCTCGGGGAAGCAGCGTCAGCGCACGGGCCGCGGCTACTTCCTCTGAGCCCTTGGAGTCCGATGACTGCCACGCCCGCCACTGTGCGGCAGCTCCTGGAGGTGCTCGAGCGCGACCGCGAGGACTCCACCGCTGGACTCCTTCTCGTGGACCGCTACCTCCAGGGCGATCACGACAAGCCCTACCTCCCCGACAACATCGACGACGAGTACCGACTCCTTGCGGACCGGTGCGTCGCGAACTGGATGCCGCTCCTCGTGAGCGCGCCGGCCCAGGCGTGCTACGTGGACGGCTTTCGCCCCGGCACCGAGGCCGCGACCCCCGCGCTGACCCGAACCCCGCAGTGGGACCACTGGCAGCGCTCGCGCATGGATGCGCGGCAGGCCGCCATCTACCGCGGGGCCCTGGGCTACGGACACTCCTTCACAGTGACCGAGCTCGATCCCAAGACAGGTCGGTCGCGCACGCGCGGACTGAGCCCGCTGCGGACGGCGGCTCTCTACGAGGACCCCGCCTTCGACGATGCGCCGGTCGCAGCCCTCACGGTGACGCGCTGGCCTCGCCCTAGCGGGGACGGGAGCGGCCGCGGCCGGGCGACCCTCTGGGACGAGGGTTGGCGGTACGAGGTCTCCTGGGCGCACGGCGACTTCGAGAGCATCAGCCTCGGCCAGGGCGTCGCCCACGGCGCGAGCGAGTGCCCCGTCACCCGCTTTGCCGCGCACGTCGACCTCGACGGCCGCACGACCGGTGTCGTTGCCCCGCTCAAGCCGGTGCAGGACCGCATCAATCAGACGCTGTTCGACCTCCTGGTCGCGCAGACGTACTCCTCGATCAAGGTCCGCTACGTGACCGGCATGGCGCCCCCGCTCCTCCGAGACGACGAGGGCGAGCTGATCCTCGACGCGAACGGCAACCCCAAGCCGATCCCGATGAACCACAATGCCCGGCGCTTCCTGTTCGCCGAGGACCCGGACGTGAAGTTCGGCACCCTGGACGAGAGCCCGCTCGGCGGCTTCATCGAGGCGATCGACCTGTCGATCCGCCACCTCTCGGCGATCTCGCAGACGCCGCCGCATCACCTGCTCGGCCAGATCGCCAACCTGAGCGCCGAGGCGCTCCAGGCGGCCGAGACGAGCTTCTCCCGCATGGTCGACGAGTTCCGCAAGGGGTTCGGCGAGTCGTGGGAGCGCGTGTTCCGTCTCGCGATGGAGATCGACGGCGAGTCTGGCGCCGACGACTACCACGGCGAGGTCATCTGGCGCGACATGGAGGCTCGCTCGATGTCGCAGATCGCCGACGCCCTCGGCAAGCTGCGCGAGCAGCTCGCGATCCCGGCCCGCGGCCTCTGGGCGCGCGTTCCCGGCGTGACGCAGAACGAGATCGACACGTGGCAGGACATGGCCGAGGAGGACGACGCGCAGATGCGCCTCGCGTCCAGCCTCGAGCGCGCCACGGCGGCCCCGTTCGTCGACGAGCCCGAGCCGGGGCCTGAGCCGGCGGTCGCGTGAGCTCGAGCGCGGTGAGCGAGGCCGAGGAGGCGTCGCTCGCCTTCCAGGCCGCCCTCGCGCGCATCGGCATTGTGGTCGTGGCCGAGGCCCTGGCCGCATGGTCCCGCGTGGACCCAGGCCGAGCCTCCTCGAGTACGGCTCCGTGGATCTCCACCACCACCCGCATGGTCCTGTCCCGTAGGGGGCAGGCCCGCGAGCTCGCCGTGGCATACTTCCGCCTCACGCGAGCGCTGCGCACGGGACGCACCGTGCCAGACCCCGACGCCCCGAGCGCCGACGCACCCACTCTGGGGGAGCTGCGTCGGCGTTTCGCTGAGCTCGCCGACTCGACCTACGTCGAGGTTGGCGCGAGGCCGGCGAACGACACGGACCGCTATCGAGCAACCGGCAGGACCGGGGACTCGACGCGAGTCCTGGTCGAGCGCGAGGGGCGCGGAGCGCCCGATGATGACGCGGCCTACGAGCGCGGCGTGCGCGAGTCTCTTGACGAGCTCGCCACGCAGGGTCTCCTCGACCGCCTCAAGCACATCGACGCGCACGCCGTGACGGGTGCAGAGCTCGACGCCGCTCGGGACGATGCGGCGCGCCTGGCGGGCGCGGAGGCCGCGGCTCGAGCCGAGCGTGAGGTGCTCAACGGCGCCCGCGGCGAGCTGTTCGCCCGAGCGGCCAGCGACCGTCGCGTGATCGGCTGGGTGCGACTCTCTCGCACGGGAACGCCGTGCTCGTGGTGCGCCATGCTCATCTCCCGCGGCTTCGTCTACTTCTCGAAGGAGTCGGCGGCCCGCTCGAGCGATGGCGACCTCTACCACGACAACTGCCACTGCTACGCAGACCCGGTCTACAGCCGGTCTGAGTACGACACCAGCGAGCGCTACACGCTGAATCGCGAGTACGCGAAGCTCTGGCCCGAGGTCACCAAGGGCCACTCCGGGCGCGACGCGCAGAACGCGTGGCGCCGCCACTTCTACGACCAGCGACGCGGCGAGATCAACGCCGAACGTCGCGAACGCCACGCGCGCAACCGGGAGCTCATCAATGCCCGGCGCCGCGAGGCGACCCAGAAGCGCGGCCGGGCGTCGCGCACCGCCTGAGACAGCCCAGGAGGCGTCTACCCCATGATCCGAAAGCTCCAGACCCCCGCGCGCGTGCGCTTCGTGACCGACCCCGTCACGGGCGAGGACGGCGGCGGCGCTCCCGACCCCGCGCCGGTGGAGGACCAGCAGCCCGGCGCTGACGACCCCGCGCCGACGGAGGACGAGCAGTCCGCCCCCGACGAGGGCGCCGACAGTGTCGACGCGCTCCCCGCATGGGCCCAGGCCGAGATCAACCGCCTGCGCAGCGAGAACGCGCAGCGCCGAACCAAGGCCAAGGAGCTCGAGGAGAAGCTGACCGGAGCGCTGAGCGCCGACGAGGCGGCCGAGCTGCGCTCGGCCCACGAGAAGCTCGAGCGCGAGCTCCTGCGCGAGCGTGTGGCGCACAAGCACAAGCTGCCGGCGGAGCTCGCCGAGCGCCTGCAGGGCGCGACCGAGGAGGAGCTCGTCGCTGACGCGAAGAAGCTCCAGCGGTTCGCCGCGGCGCCGGCCCCGAGCGACCCCAAGGGCGGGCTCAACCCCACCGAGGACGCAGACGCGTTCGACCCGGTGGCTGCCGCCCAGAAGGTGCGCAGCCGCCGCTACTGACACACATCCCTTCCGCCGCAGTGGGTAAGTGACTCCCGCCGCGGCACCACCTGCCTACGGAGGCAATCGAATGGTGCACCAGGTCGTCAAGCCCGAGAAGATCGCCGCCGTCGCGGCGGTCCTGCTCGAGCAGAACCTCGTCGTGCCCGGCGTGTTCCAGCGCGAGGGCATCGACCAGTTCAAGGGTGCCGACGACGACACGATCAACGTCGTCGTCGAGGGCATCCTCCCGTACCGCAGCTACGGATGGCGGAACGACCGCTCCGCGTCGCTGCAGTTCGACGAGTACAAGGAGCGCAAGATCCCCGTCACGTTCGGCGGCGACATCTACTCGGGTGTCCGCCTGACGGACGAGCAGAACGACTTCGACCTCGAGGGCTGGACGAAGCTCGCGCGGAAGCAGACCGAGGCGATCGGCAGCGGCCTCGAGGCCAAGGCCATCGCCCACCTGCTCGGCGCGGACTACGAGGTCATCCTCGGCGTGCCCGAGGAGTACGCGGAGGCTGGCCTCATGCGCCGTGCGCTCATCCGCGCGCGCGAGGCGCTGAACAAGCTCCGCGCGCCCGGCGCCACGCGGACGCTGCTCGTCGGCACCGAGTGGGAGGCCGCCCTGCTCGAGGACGAGAAGCTGAACCTCGCCTCCAACGTGGGCGAGTCCGAGGCGGTCTCCTCGCTGCGCGAGGCCACGATCGGCCGACGCTACGGCTTCGACATCGTGGTCGCGCCCGAGCTGCCGGCCAACGAGGCGTACGCCCTGGTCGACTCGGCGTTCATCTTCGCGACGGGCGCCCCGTCGGTTCCGCAGTCCGTGCCGTTCGGCGCCACCGCCTCGCACAACGGCGTGGCGCTGACCTGGCTGCGCGACTACGAGACCGAGAAGCGCCGCGACCGCTCGGTGTTCAATACCTACCAGGGCTTCCGGTCCGTGACGGACGTCCTCGCGGGCGTCTCGAAGGACGGCTCCGTGGAGGAGGGCGAGTACGAGCACTTCGTGCGCGCCATCAAGCTCGAGCTCGGCGGCGACACGGTCATCCCGCAGCTCAACGCCGGCACCTCGGACGCCAAGAAGAAGGAGAACGAGATCGCCAAGCTGACGGGCATCAACCAGCTCAAGGCGCTCGCGCCGGTCGCCGTCGAGGACGACGAGGCCCCCGAGACCCCGTGATCCACGCGGGCGGGGCCGGCTTCGGCGGGCCCCGCCCCTCTCTCGGAGGTGACACATGACCGCGCTCGTCGATACTGAGCGCCTGACGGCTCGCCTCGACTGGGAGCTCTCCCCGGCCGAGCTCGCCGACGCCGCGGACACGCTCGAGTACCTGAGCGACCTGGCGCGCCAACATGGGCGCGCCTGGGAGGACGCGGCTCCGGCCATCGTGAAGTCGACCATCCTCGCTGCGGCGGTGCGCTACATGCGCAACTCCGACGGGCTGACGCAGTCCCGCGCGGGCGACGAGACGATGGCCTGGGACGGCATCGGAGACAAGGCCGGCGCGCCGTACTTCACAGACGCCGAGGTCGCCACGATCCGCTCCGCCGCGGGCGTCGGTGGCATCACCGCGGTCCCCACGTACGCGTGGGGCTCGAGCGCGAACCGCGTGCGCGACGTCGTGGGCCTCGTCCCGACCGGCGCCGACTCCAAGCCCTTCCCGCTGTTCGCCAGCGACGAGAGCCCCTGGTGAGCGTGCAGCGTCGTCGCGGGATGCCCGTGACGATCTACCCGGAGACGTACGTCACGGACTCGCGGGGCAACAAGCAGAAGGCGCCGGACCGGGGCAACCCGATCCACACCTTCGGGGCCGCGATCCCGCAGCGCTCGAGCAAGGCCGAGGTGCCGGGACAGGCCGAGGTGGACGTCTACCGCCTCATCCTGCCGGAGACCGTCGGCCTCGGCCTGTGGTCGTTCGTCGAGTGGCGAGGTCGGACCTGGGACGTCGCGGCCCCCCCGGCCTACCACCACGGCACGCGTCACACGCGCCACATCTCCGTCGACATCCGGCGGAGGCCGGGTGGCTGACGTCTACAAGCGCGCCCAGGGGCGCCGCGCAGGCCAGAAGGTGACCAAGGTCATCGCGGTGACGAGCGAGGCCCAGGATGCCGTCACGCACGCTGCCCGGCAGCTCGCCGAGCGGGCCAGCGCCGTGCTCTCAGCCCAGCGCCACTCGGGCGACGCCTTTATCGAGGTCGAGAAGGGCAAGGTCGACCGCTATGTCGTGCTCAACGACACCCGCGGCCAGTCGGCCGCCATGACGATCGAGTTCGGCCGCCAGGGTGGAACGACCGACAGGTACGGCCGCCCCGTGTCGCCGATGGACCCCGTCGCCCCGCTGCGCCTGGCGGCATCCATGCCGATCCACGGCCTGCAGCCGAGCGGCAAGAAGAAGCGCAAGCGCAAGAAGAAGCGGAGGTAGCCCGATGGCTGGAGTCCCCGCAGAGATCCTCGCCCGCGCCGAGTTCCCGCCCGTCGAGGACGTGATCCTCCCGATCCTGCGCTCGGCCCTGCCGGGCGTGGACGTCGGCACGCTCATCGACAGCGGCCACCCCGACATGTTCCCGTTCGTCCTCGTGCGCGCGTACAGCGCGATTGGCGGCGGCGGCTGGGGTGGCGACGAGCGCTTCCTCGAGTCGGCCCCCTTCTCGGTGCACACGTTCACCGATGGCGTCGAGGCGGACCGCGAGGGGGCCCTGCTCTCCGAGGCGGCGCGCTGCGCCCTGCGCGACGCCAGCCTCGGCCGGCTCGTCATCCCGGACGTCGCCGCGGTCATCAAGATCACGATGACGTCCCGCCCGCGCCGCGTGCCCGATTGGGCGACCTCGACCGGACCCGTCCAGTACGCAGACCTTCCCGCGGGCACGACCCGCTACGAGTCGATCTACCGGGCCGCGTACCGCAGTCGGCGCCACTAACCAACCCCACCCCTAGCCCTCCCCCGCGACCTCGCGGCGGAGGGCTTCGTCATACACGAAGGAGCACCGAGTGGCCCTGAACGACGACGCCACCCTGATCCCGGACACGGGCAACTACTTCACCGCGGAGGTCGGCACGGCCTTCCCGGAGGACCTGACCAGCATCCCGTCGCCGTGGACCCCGATCGGCCACACCTCGCTCGAGGACGTCCTGGGCTTCGAGTCCGAGGGCGGCGACAGCACGGTCATCGCGACCCTGCAGAACAAGACGCTCCGCACCAAGCGGACGCCGCGCACCGACTCGATGAACGTCACGCTGCAGCAGTTCGACCGCGAGGCGCTCAAGCTCTACTTCGGCTCGAACGCGGTCGACGTCGAGGACGGCAAGCTCATCGGCGTCCCGCAGAACCCGACGCCCACGACCGTCGCGTTCCTCGCGGTGTTCTACGACGGCGAGAACGCCTTCGCGGTCTACGCCCCGAAGGCGGAGATCTTCCGCGCCGAGGACATCGACATCACCGACACGGAGACGCTCGCGAACCTCCCGCTCAAGGTCACGCCGCTCATCACGGCCGGCAACGAGTGGGCCTACGCGGTCACGCCGATGGGCGCCCTCGTCGAGGAGGACGACGACCCCGAGGAGCCCTGACCCTCCCCGCAGCACGACCCCGGCCCTAGCGATGGCGGACCCCGCTAGGGCCGGGGGCTCCACCCCGGTCCGCCACCCAACCCGCACACAATCCTGGAGGTCCGCAACCCCATGTCCAACGTCATCACGCTCGACAGCATCCGCGCCGCCGCCGACCGCAAGTTCGCCTCGAAGGTCATCGACCTCGGCGACACGCAGGTCGAGCTCCTGAGCCCGGTGCGGCTCGGCAAGAAGGTCCGCGACCGGCTCTCCAACATGAGCGACGAGATCAAGGGCGGCGCCGACCAGGAAGTCGTGCTCGCCGAGGTGCTCGCGTCCGTCGCCAAGACGGAGGAGCAGGGCGCCAAGCTCCTCGAGGCCATCGGCGACGACCTCGCCGTGCTCATCGCCGTGTTCGAGGCGTACGGCTCGGAGGTCGAGCTGGGGGAAGCCTCGGACTCGGAGAGCTGATCGACCAGTACGGCGACGGGCTGTACCCCGACCTGCTTGAGCACTATGGAGTCGATCTCCGGGACACGCTCGCAGGTCGGGGCCCGGCCCCGTCCCTGATTCTGGCGCTCGTCCGAGCCCTTCCCGACACGAGCATGACCGTCGCCCTCATGGGCGGCGGCGCCGAACTTCACGGCTGGGGCGTCGACCGCGCCCTCTCCGCCGCGCTCTACGACGCGGTGAACCTCAACACGCGCGCGACCGGCCAGTGGGCGAAGGGCAAGGCTCCTACGTTCGACACGTGGCCGCGCCCGGAGCGCCCCAAGCCCGCGCAGGCGAAGAAGCCCGCAGGCAAGGTCACCGTCGCCCAGCTCTGGGCGCGGTTCAACGCACACAAGAACGGTGGGTGACGATGGCTGACGACGCCTCGATCATCGGCAAGGTCGCCGTCAAGGTCTGGCCCGACACGCGCGAGTTCCAGCGGGACCTCAAGCGCGACCTCGAGCGCATCGAGCGGGCCACCAAGATCCTCGTCAACGTCGAGGTGGACACCTCGAAGGCCGCAGCCCAGGTCGAGGTGCTCGCCGAGGAGGTCGAGCGGAAGCTCGAGAAGGCCAGCAAGATCGACCTGGAGTTCGACCAGTCGTCCTACGCCGAGGTCCGCCGCGCGATCGACCAGGTCGACGCCGAGCTGGACAAGCTCAAGGACCGCGTCACGGTCGAGGTCGACCTGGATGAGGACTCGCTGCGGCGCGCGCGCCGGGAGCTCGAGGCCCGCCTTGACGGCACGACGACCACCCTCAAGATCAACGAGGATCTCGACGGCTGGAAGAAGGCCCGCGACGAGGTCGACCGGATGCTTCGCGAGCGCGAGCAGATCGACCTGACCGTCGAGATGGACGAGGAGTCCCTGCGGCACACGCGCGACGCGCTCGACGACCTCGTCAAGAAGCGCGAGGCGGAGATCCAGGCCGAGGCGGAGACCACGCGGGCCGCCCTGGAGCTGGCGCGCGTCGCTCGCGAGCGCCACGCCATCATCGTCGTCGAAGTGCAGAAGGCCGCGCTCGCGCGGGCCGAGGCAACGCTCGCCGCCCTGTCGGGCGGCCGCCTGCTGCAGTCCACGTTCGACAAGTTCAAGAACTTCTTCTCGAACCTGGACAAGAACATCCCGATCATCGGCGGGATCGCCGAGGCTGTCGCCGGACTGAGCGCCTGGCTCCTGGCCGCGGCGTCGAACACCTTCGCACTGAGCCGCTCGCTGGCGCAGATCGCGGGCATCGGCCTGCTCCTGCCCGGCATGTTCGCCGGCGCCGCGATCGGCCTCGGCTCCGCCTTCGCGGTGCTCAAGGACATCGACACCATCCTGCCGGAGATCAAGGCCAGCTTCATCGGCCTGCAGGACCGCATGAGCGTGACGTTCTGGAACCGCGCGACGGACGACATCCGCGCCGCGTTCGCGTCGCTGTGGCCGGACATCGAGGGCGGGTTCCTCGACGTCTCGTCGGCCCTCGGCGGCTACTTCTCCTCGCTCGCGAGCTCCCTCGCGAACGCCTTCAACGGCCACCTCGCGCCGATGTTCCGCAACCTGTCCGACTCCATCTCGATCGCGAGTGGCGGCACGGACAAGTGGGCTGGCGCGCTCGAGAAGCTTGGCACCCACGGGTCCAAGTATCTGCCGCGCCTCGCGCGCTGGACGAACGACCTCGGCGAGCGCTTCAACGACTGGCTGACCGAGGCCGAGCGCACCGGCCGCCTGGACGAGATCTTCGGCGCGGCGATCTACAACGCCAAGCAGCTCGGCCGCGCAGTCTCGGGCCTCGGCTCGATCCTGACCGGCCTGGGCAAGGCCGCCGAGCAGGCGGGCGGCTCGACCCTCGCCATCTTCGCCGACACGCTCCACGAGGTCGCCGACGCGGTCAACAGCGACGGCTTCCAGCGCGGCCTCATCGACGCGCTCACGGGCGCGCACGTCGCCATGCGGGTCATCGCCACCGAGTCGGGTCCGGCGGTCGAGGAGCTGTTCTCCAACCTCGCCTCCACGCTCTCGAGCGTGCTGCCCGTCGTCGGCCAGGCGATCGGATCGCTCGTCGGCGGCCTCTCGACCTCCCTTGGGTCCGTGGGCGCGCAGCGCGGCATCGCCGCCCTGTTCGATGGCCTGCGGGATGGCATTCAGGCGCTCGAGCCCATGTGGGGCCCGCTCGGCGATGCGATCGGCGCGGTCGCGACCATCGTCGGCGACCTCGCCCGCGACTTCGGCCCCCTCCTTGCGGAGGCGCTGGCCCTGGCGGGCGACGTCATCACCCGCCTGACGCCCGGCGTCCTGCAGCTCGCCGACACACTGTCGGGCCTCCTGACGCGAGCGCTCGACGACCTCGGCCCGCTGATCTCGGCCGTCGCGTCTGCGATCGGCTACCTGGCCGGCGCGATCGGGAACACCCCCGCCACGATCGGCGTCCTCGTCGGCGCCTTCGTGGCGCTCCGGGCTGCGGTCGCCTCAGAGGCTCTCGCCACCGGGCTCGCAACCCTCGCGAAGTTCCTCGGCCGAGAGATCGCCCCCGCGAAGATCGCCGGGATTGCGAATGGCATCGGCGCCGTCGCCGGCAAGCTCGGCCTCGTCGGGGCGGCCGTCGGAGGAGCCTTCCTCCTGTTCGATTGGGCGACTGGACTGAGCGTCCACGAGCCCGACGCCACGAAGATGGCGTCGGCGATGGAGCACCTTGCCGCGGCGACCAGCGAGCTGCAGGCCAACAAGCTCAAGGGCATGGTGGACGAGCAGTTCACCGGTGGCGGGCTGTTCGGAACCTCGGTCGCGCAGATCAACGGGTTCACCGACGCCCTGTCCGTGCTGCGGTACTACGAGGAGCTCGACAAGTCCCCCGACGGGTGGGCCTGGCTCAATCCTGGCAAGACGACGCTCTGGGGCGTCGAGAAGCTGTTCCCCGACTCCTGGCACTCCGACCTCGAGCAGGCCAAGACGTCGTTCGCGGCGTTCGACCAGCAGCTCGCGGCGATGGTTAACGGGGGCAACCTCGACGGCGCTCGAGCGAACGTCGAGGCGTTCGGCCTGAGCGCCGAGGAGGTCGCGAGCCTGCTCCCGAACTACTCCGACGCGCTGGACATCGCCGGCATCGCCGCCGAGCAGGCCGCGGAGGCGGAGCGTCTGCACGCCGAGGCTGTCGAGGAGGGGATGGCCGCCTACCAGCGCGCCGTCGACTCCGTGAACGGCATCACGCCGACGATGATCGGGACCATCAACGACGGGTCCAAGTCGTTCATCGACTTCGGCGCCGCGATGGAGGCTGGGACCAGCAAGGGCTCGATCAGCCTCGCCAAGTTCTCGAGCACCCTCGCACAGCAGATCACCGACGCTGCAAACTGGTCCGTCAACCTCGTCACGATCGCACAGACCGCCGGCGAGGGCGTCGCGACCGAGCTTGCGAACCTGGGCCCCTCTGGGGCTAAGTACGTCGGCGAGCTGGCGAAGGGCATCGAGAGCGGGAGCGCCGAGACGGCCAAGGCCCTCGATACGATCGCCGAGGCGGTCAAGTTCAAGGCCGAGGGCGCGGCGACGCTTGCGAGCTCGCCGTTCCGGGACGTCGCGGCTGCAGTCTCCGTAGCGATGGGCAGCGTGCCCGACGCGATCGAGGAGGGATTCGGTGACGCCCACGCCGCGGGCCTCTATGCCGGCCAGATGGCGGCGCAGGGCTTCGCGAACGGGCTCACCAGCCTCTCCGGCCAGGTGCGCGCCGCCGCCAACAGCGTTGCCGACATCGCCACCAGGAACATGCGCGTCCGCCTGGGCGTGCACTCGCCGTCGCGAGTCTGGCGCGAGATCGGCCAGTGGACCTCGAAGGGCTTCGCCCTCGGCGTCATCGACAAGTCGAGCGACGTGATGAAGGCGGCCGACAAGGTCGCTGACGGCGTCACCGACCGGCTCAAGTCGGCGGTCTCCGGGCTGAACGATCAGATCGGCGACCTCCGCGAGGCGGGCCCGTCGGCCAAGACCAAGGCCCTCCAGAAGCAGTCCGATGACCTCGAGCGGCAGATCGCCAAGCTCCAGCTCAAGGTGGAGCAGGCGACCGACGGGTCGAAGAACGAGAAGCGCCTCCGCGACGAGGCGTCGCTCCTCTCGGCCAAGAAGCGCCTGATCGACCTGGACCTGCGGGCGTCGAAGGACGCAGACGCGGCCAAGGTCGAGAGCCAGCGCAAGACGCTCCAGGCTCAGATCGACTCGCTCCAGGCGTACGAGGATGCGGTCGAGAAGGTGCAGGCAAAGTACGCCGACCGTCTCGAGCCGCTCGAGAGCCAGTGGGACGACCTCGCCAGCCAGATCGGCGACGCGACCCGAGCTCTCGAGGCCGCCAAGAAGGCGTACGCCGACTACGCGGCCACGGTCTCCAAGTCGATCACCGGCGAGGGGAACATCGTCTCGCTCTGGGACGGGCTCGGCGAGCTCGGCGTCAAGGCTCAGACGATGGGCCGCCTCAACGAGGCCATGCGCGAGACGGTCGACACTGCGAAGAAGTTCCGCAGCGACCTCGAGTCGCTCGCCAAGCGAGGCGTCGATCAGGACCTGGTCGAGCAGCTCGTGAACGCGGGCATGGGGTCGTCCGCGGACGTCGCGCGGATGCTCTCCGCCGCCACGGATGCCGAGCTCGCAGAGCTCAACGGCCTGTGGGGGCAGCTCGAGAAGCAGGGCGACGCGGCTGGGGCCAGCCTCGCGAAGCGGTACATGCAGAGCGGGGTCGACGCGGCCAGCGGCTTCCTCAAGGGGCTCGAGTCCAAGCAGGACGCACTCGAGAAGCAGATGCGCAAGCTCGCTGACGCGATGGTGAACGAGATCAAGACCCAGCTCGGAATCCACTCCCCGTCGAAGGTGTTCGAGTCGCTCGCCGGCTTCACCGTCGATGGCTGGGTGCGCGGCGTCGACCGCAGCCTCGGCGCCGTCCGCGGATCCTCCGCGGCGATGGCGATGGCGGCGCAGAGTCACATCGGCTCCCTGCCCTCCGGGGTCGACGCAGGTTCGGGCGCAGCCCCGAGCCGTCAGTTCAACTACTACGCCGCTCCCGGCACGGGCCTCTCCTCGGAGGAGGAGCTGTTCGCTGCCGTGGGGCGCTCGAGGATGGTGGGTTGGTAAGTGGTCGCACTCCAGATGGAGAGCGCGACGGACACGATCCCTCTGAATGACCTGCTCAACCTCCCCACGGGGGTCCAGGCTCTCGCCGGCGCGACCGGCCTGGGCCTGGCCCCCGTGACCCCTCAGTGGATCGAGGGCGCCGGCGACGGCGCCACCTACCGGGGTCGTCGAACCAACGTGCGCGACATCGACGTGCCGCTGCTCATCGACGGTGGAGACCGAGCGGGCCTCAAGGCGATGGTGTCGCGCATCGCGCGCATGTGCGCGGGGCCGTTCACGCTCCGCTTCGTCGAGGACTCGGGCGAGAGCTGGACCCTCGGCGTCGTCCGTGTCGGCGGCGGCGACTACGTCTACGGCTCCGACACGACGGGCGACCGCGACCTGCAGATGGTGCTGACGCTCCGCGCGGGCGACCCGTACTGGACGTCGGCGACGGCGTCGCAGCGCCGGTACCGGCTCGGCGAGTCGACGGCAGGACTCCTGCCCTACCTCTCGCGCCTCCAGCTCTCCCCGGACTCCCTGAACGGCGTGGTCGAGGTTGAGAACACGGGCGACGCCGAGACGATGCCAACGTGGATCGTCCGGGGCCCCGGCTCGCGGTTCGAGGCCAAGCTCCCCGGCCAGCGCGGGTTCGCCTGGTCCGGCACCCTCGCCGAAGGCGAGTCCCTCGTGTTCGACACGCGCGCGGGGACGGTCGTCGATCAGACGGGCGCCTCGCGCTACTCCGGCCTCGAGCCGGCCCCCCTGTTCTGGGCCCTGCCGCCTGGCGTGACGACGGCAGAGATGACGCTCTCCGGCGCCGGCCCGACCTCCGAAGTTGTGTGCACGTGGCGACGACGCAAGTGGGCGGTGGTGTGATGGGGCTCCAGGACATCACCGTCGAGATCCGCGACGCCAACCTCACGCGCGTTGCGGCGGTCCCGCACGAGCTCCTCGTTCTGACGGCCACGCGCAAGCGGAACAACGTCGGCGAGTGGTCCCTCTCCCTGCCCGCGGAGAGCCCCCTGGCGGCACACCTGGCGCAGCCGGGGGCGGGCATCGTGATCTCCGGCCTCGACGACGAGGCGGGCTTCTCGGGCCCGATGACGGCGTACTCCGAGGAGGACAGCGCCAGCGACCCGACGGGGACCATCACGTTCTCCGGCGTGACTGACGATGTGATCCTCCAGGACATGCGAGCCTGGCCGACGCCGTCGGTCGCCGACGTCAACGCGCAGACGGCCGAGTTCGACCAGCGCACCGGCGCGGCGGAGACGATCATGCACGCGTACGTCTCCGCCAACGCGGGCCCGAGCGCGGTCGCCGAGCGGCGCCACCCGCTGCTCGACATGGGCACGAACCTCGGCCGTGGGCCCGTCCTGACGAAGGCGGCCCGGTTCGAGAAGCTCGGGGAGATCCTGAGCGACGTCGCCAACCTGGCGGACCTGAACTTCGCCATCGTGCAGCGCGGCGACCGGCTCGTGTTCGAGACCGAGGCCGTGCGCGATCGCACCGGCGAGGTGCGCTTCTCGCTCTGGAACAACACGATCGCGTCGCACTCGTCGACCGTCTCTGCGCCCGTCGTCACGACGGTGATCGTCGGGGGCGGCGGCAAGGGCGCCGACCGGTGGTTCTACGCCAAGGATGGCGACCCTGCAGAGCGGGCCCGTTGGGGGCGCCGCGTGGAGGCGTTCGTCGACAACTCGTCGAGCCAGGACGACACGGAGCTCGAGCAGAGCGCGGACGAGCAGCTCGCCCAGGGCGGCATCACCGCGGTTGACGTGCAGCTCGTTCCGATGAACGACACGAGCATGGTCTACGGCCGCGACTGGCGCGTCGGCGATCGCGTGACGATCGAGCTCAACGGCCAGGAGGCCGTCACGACCGTCTCGGGCTGGGTGCTCAAGGCGGACAGCGGCGGCACGCGCTTCGGCGCACTCCTCGGCGAGGTTTCCGACCTCACGACGTCGTGGGCCACGACCACGGAGCAGCGCGTCTCGGCAATCGAGCGGAAGCTCGAGATCGTCACTGAGTTCAGCGCCGCCGACATCACGTCCGGCGTGCTCGACCTGGCCCGCATCCCCGCGATGGACGCCGGGCACATCCCGAACCTCGACGCCAGCAAGATCGCGGCAGGCACGCTCGCCCTCGCGCGGGTTCCGACGATGGACGCTGCCCACATCCCCAGCCTCGACGCCAGCAAGATCGCGTCCGGCACGCTTGCCGCGGCGCGACTCCCAGTGGCGTCGACCGGCGCCGCGGGCGTGGTCGAGCTCGCCACGCAGGCGGAGGTCAACACCGGAACGGACGCGGCTCGGGCAATCACCCCGGCCACCCTGCGAAGCGCATCGCACCAGCCCTATGCGATCGCGGCTGGGGTCGTGTCGCGAGGCCCCTCGGCGGCCGACTCCTTCACGGTGGCCGTGACCTTCCCCAGCGGCCGGTTCTCCGCCGCGCCGGTGGTGAGCGGCATCAACCTCAACTCCGGGTCCGGCGCCACCGCCCGATGGTCCGCGCGAGCGATCAACGTCACCGCGACCGGCTTCACCCTGTTCGCCTTCGCCTCGGTCGCAGGCGTCACGGCGACCTTCACGGCGGACTGGCACTGGACCGCCACTCAGATGACATCGACGGCAGGTGCGGGATGAGTGAGCTTGACCTCTCGGCAACGGCGGTCCGCGTCGCGGTGTGCCACTCGAGCGGGTGTGAGAACTTCGACATCCCCATCGAGCTCCTCGTCCCGCTGGGTGCCGACTCCTTCATCTGCGGCCCCTGCGGCGCGCTCGCCGAGCTGCGCGAGCCGTAGACCGCCATCAGCCTTGAGAGGGCCCCGCTCGCCGTTACGAGCGGGGCCCTCTCCCTGTCCTTTGGAGACGAATGACCGTCACCTCCTACCCCTTCGATGGGCTCGCCACCACGGAGGGCCAGTACAGCACCCTGTTCCGCGAGCTCGGCCAGGGCGTCTCCGGCGACCACACCGGCACGCAGCTCAAGGTCTCCGCCGACTCCACCGGCATGAACGTGAAGGTCGCGGCTGGCTTCGCGATCGTCCGCGGCCACGCGATCGCGTCGAGCGGCACCGAGACGCTCGAGATCGAGCCCGCCGACTCGCAGCCGCGGATCGACACCGTCGTCCTGCGCCTGAACCCCGACACCAACGAGATCGCGCTCCTCGTCGTCAAGGGCACGCCCGCGGCGAGCTCCCCGACGCCGCCCGCGCTCGAGTCCACGGAGATCGGCCTGTTCGACATGCCGATCGCCAACGTGGCCGTCGCGGCCAACGCCGTGACGATCGCAGCCACTGCGGTCACCGAGCGCCGGACGTTCATCGGCCGAGCCGTGCGCTCGTGGCCGACAAGTGAGCGCCCGACCGGCACCGAGCGCCGCGTGCCCACGCTGGGCTTCAACACCACGCTCGGCGCCTTCGAGTGGTGGAACGGGTCGGCGTGGGCGGGGCTCCTGTCCGACGCCAGCGACATCACGTCCGGCACCTTCTCCGCGGACCGCATCCCCAACCTGAGCGCTGACAAGATCACGGCCGGAGTGCTCAACGCCGCCCGCGTGCCGGACCTGCCGGCGAGCAAGATCACCGGCGCGATCAACGCCACCACGATCGGCGGCAACAAGATCACGGTGTCGTCCTCGGCGCCCTCGAGCCCGACGGTCAACGACCTCTGGGTGGCCCTCTGATGGCGATTGTCTGGGGGACCCCCGAGGGGTCCAGCAACGAGAAGGTCGGCATCGAGGTCACGATGTCGCCCTCGTCGGTCTCGTCCAGCACGAGCTCGGTGACGCTCAGCGTCAAGGTCTACGCCTACTCGCAGTATTCGATCTCGGACACGCAGAACTACTCGCTCGGCGGCGCCATCTCCGGCTCGGGCACGTTCAACATGACGAGCTCGGGCGTGAACGTGCTCATCGCGTCGCGGTCGATCTCCGTCGACACCGTCTACGGCAGCTCCGTCTCGCGGTCGTTCTCCGCCTCGATCTCGGGGCACTACGGCGGAGCGACGCCGAGCGTCTCGACGTCCTTCACCGTGCTTGCGCGTCCGGCCAGCGCCCCCGGCGCCTCCCCGGCGCCCACGATCTCGTCGATCACCGCAACCTCTGCGCGCGCGGCCTGGACGTCCACCCCGGCGCAGGCGAACGGGTCGTCGATCGACCAGTGGCAGGTTCAGGCGTCGGCCTACTCCGACTTCCGGTCGACGACCTACTCGAACAGCGATGCCAGCACGCCGCAGACGATGACCGGCCTCGCCCCGGCCACGACCTACTACGTCCGCGTCCGCGGACACAACACGGCAGGGTGGGGCGCCTGGTCTGGCTCGCGCAGCTTCAAGACGACCGCAGACACGCCCGCAGCGCCGTCGACCCCGACAGTCTCCGCCGACGTCGTGTCCGCATCCGCGAGCTGCAGCGCGCCGAACAACGGGGGCTCGTCGATCACGGGCTACACCTTCCAGATCGCGACCAACTCGAGCTTCACGTCGGGCGCGCGCACGTTCTCCTCGCCCTCGACGAGCGTGACGCTGTCGGGCCTGGACCCCGCCACGACGTACTACGTCCGCGTCCGCGCTACCAACGCGATCGGCGCGGGCGACTGGTCGGGTGCGCGGTCGTTCACGACCCTCTCCGGCGTCCGCGTCTGGAGCGGGAGCTCGTGGGTCGACAAGCCGCTGCGGCGCTGGAACGGCTCGCAGTGGGTGGTCGTCGTGCTGCGGCGCTGGAACGGAACGGCGTGGGTGAGCTGACGTGATCGACCTGACCCCCTTCGCCACCCCGGCGGGCGTAGTCCTCGCCGGCATCGTCGGCGCCTGGTCGCAGCGCTTCGTCGCGCGCCGCCAGGCCCGGCTTGATGCGCGCCGCGTCGACACCGACGACTGGCGCGCCGTGACCGACGCCCTGCGCCAAGACCTCGACGCGGCCCGAACCCGCCTCGACTTCGTCGAGCGCGAGCGCGGCCTTGACCACGCATGGATCGACCTCCTCCGGGAGCACATCTCCCTGGGCAAGCCGCCGCCGCCGCCAACTCGACCCACCTCCTGAACCCGACAAGAAGGGACCGCCGCCAGGTGACCATCTCGACGGACGAGCTCGTGTTCAACCCCGAGTCCACCGTCCCCCAGCCCATCGACAACGACAACGCGATCCAGGACGGCGAGGCCGTCCTCGAGGAGGGCGAGTGACCAAGACTGCGGCCCAGGCCCTCGCCTGGGCCAAGACCCAGAAGTCCGGCTACAGCGGCATGTGCCTGCAGTTCGTGCGCACGGCCTTCGGCGTGCCGGCGAAGTACGTCAGTGCGATTGCGGCGTGGAACAACGCGAAGGCGAAGCACGCCACGACCAACGTCGCCGAGATCCCGGTCGGCGCGCCGATCTTCTTCGGCGGTAGCACCTACGGCCACGTCGCGATCTACGCGGGCAACGGCCTCATGGTGACCACCAACTCCGGCCTCGGCCGACCGACGACCCAGGCCGTCGCCCTCTGGCAGGGCTGGGGCTACAAGCTCCTCGGCTGGTCGGAGGACATCAACGGCGTGAAGGTGATCTCGAAGCCCACGCCCAAGCCGGTCGCGGCTGGCGCGAAGCTCGTGGTCGACGGCTACCTCGGCCCCAAGACGATCACTGCGTGGCAGAAGGCGACGCGGCAGACGCAGACGGCCAAGCTCACCCCGACGTTCGTGAAGGCGTGGCAGCGCATCCTCAAGGATCGCGCGCTCTACACCGGCGCGATCGACGGCATCCTCGGCCCGCACACGATCCGCGGGACGCAGCGCTACCTCGGCACGCCGGTCGACGGCGTGATCTCCTCGCCGAGCAAGATGGTCAAGGCGCTCCAGACCCGGCTGAACGCGGGGACGATCTGATGGAGACGACGCAGACCAAGCAGCCGTGGCGGACGACCGCCCGGACCGTGTTCCAGGCCGCTGTCGCACTCGCTGCGGCGGCTCCCCTGATCTACGAGGCCGTGTCGAGCCAGGACGCCTCCGCCGCAACCGGCGCTGGGGCGATTGTCCTGGGCGTCTCCGGCGCGATCACCCGCGTCATGGCACTCCCGGTGGTCGAGGATCTTCTGCGGCGCTACGCGCCGTTCTTGGCGGCCGACACCGACGCCTGACGAAAAGCCCCCCCTCCAGTCCATCGCTGGGGAGGGGGCTTTTCTGTCGTCTCAGGACTGCTCGCGCTTGCGCCGCTCGAGCTCCTCGAGTGTCGTCACGCGCTCCGTCCAGTCGTGCCGCGGCTTGCGCTCGACCGACTGCACGATGGCCTCGAGCTCGGCGCCGTGCTCCTCGCACCGGTCCGTCTGCGCCGAAGCTCCGCGGCGCGCGACCCGGTATCGAGTCGTGCTCCGGTCTGGCGCTTGGCAGATGTCGCACACCGTGATCGTCACCTGGGCCATCCTCGCCCACCTCCCTCCGGTCGTCGCTCAGCGTCGCATTGAGTGTACGTGACGCGCACCGAGATTGCACGCACGCCTGGGCGCGTGGTCACACTTGCACTTTGGGCTCGCGCGGACCAAAATGGGCACGTCACAGGCGGATAGCAGACCCATGAGAGGAGGTTCGATGCCTGCTTCAAAGATCCAGAACCACACCGAGGTTGCGCGGTGGTTTCGCGAGGGGCGGACGTACCGGTGGATGGTTGACCAGTATCGCGAGAAGTACCACATCGAGACGACACCCTCGATGTGGGGCAACTATCGTCGCCGACAGGCGATCGAGCCGCGCCATGCGCGGGAGAGCATGGTCCCCTGGCGGCTGCGCGCCGAGCACCGCACGAACTACATGGCCCAGATGCTCCGCGCTGAGGGTCGGCGCCGGGCTGGACTGCCCAACCCGCCGGCCACGGAGCGGCGCCTGGACGCGTTCATTGCCCGGCTCGACAGGGAGGGACTGGTCGTCCACTACGACGCCGACCTCCCGGAGGGCTTCTTCATGGTGCCGGCGCGCGAGGGGGTCGACGTCGATCTGATCCGAGAGCCCGACGCGCCGTAGCTCGTCTCGAGCGAGCCGCCCTTCCCCGACGACAAGCCCCTGCCCACACGCCTGGTGAGCAGGGGCTTTGTCGCGCCCAGCCTCTCACCTGTGTCGGCGCGTCGCCGAACGAGGTGTGTGACTGTCGGCGACGTGTGGTGGAATCCTCCCGCCCCTCCAGGGGCACGCTCGCGACGAGAGGGCGAAGGGCCCTCCGCACGCGCCATCGCAAGGAGACCCCCAATGACCCCCGTTGACCTTCGCCCGCTCGCGCCGCGGGCTGTTGCATTTGCACGGAGCATCTCCAAGGGTGTAGACATGACGCACCCGACCGCGACCCCCTGGAGGGCAAGGCACGTGACACTGACACCTCGAGTGCGTCTGCACCTCGACGACGAGGCGTTCGACTACCACATGGATGTCGACGAGGACGCAACCCGCTACGACATCGAGCGAGCGGAGGGCGAGGCCGCTAGCCTCGGCTTCGAGCTCGTCGACGAGGACGAGGCACCCGCCGACCTCCTCGAGAACGGCACGACGATGCGCTACTGGCTCGTCCCGATCATCCCCGTGGAGGTCTGACATCAAGATCCCGTCCCGACTCAGCTACAGCGCGCTCAGCTCCTACGCCGAGTGCGGCGAGCGCTACCGCCTCGAGCGAGGCCACAAGCTCAACAACAGCACCTGGTGGGCGACCGTCGCCGGCACCGCGGTGCATCACCTCACCGAGCTCTATGACCTGGGCCGGCGCGCCGAGCGGCTACTCGACACGGGCAAGGTCGAGGAGTGCGCCGTCACCGACCCTGGCGCATTTGAGTACGCCCTCGACGCCGCCGTGAAGGAGGCGAAGGCGAAGGGCGAGACGAACATCGTCGCGTCCGGCAAGACGCTCCAGAAGCACGGCAAGGGCGGTGGGCCGAACAAGAAGGACCGTGACTGGTGGCTCGTCGAGGGCCCGGCGATGGTCCAGGCGTACATCGACTGGCGCAAGCTCACCAAGTGGGGCATCGCCGTCATGCCGGACGGGCAGCTCGGGGTGGAGGTGCGCGTCCAGGTGGAGCTCGGCGGCCGCCCCGTCCTCGGCTACATCGACCGCGTGTTCCTGGACCGCCAGGGTCGCATCATCATCGTCGACCTCAAGACAGGCAAGGAGCCGACGTCCAAGCTGCAGCTCGGCACCTATGCCGTTGCGCTCCTGCGCGAGTACGGCCTGCAGGCCGACCGCGGGGCGCTGTGGATGGGCGCGACGGGTGAGCTGACCGACCTCAAGGACATGACCGCGTACACCGAGGAGTACGTGGACCACCAGTTCGCGATGGCCGCCAAGGGCATCGAGGCTGGCGTGTTCCTGCCCAACCCCGGCAACTTCTGCGGCTCGTGCGGCGTCAAGGACTACTGCCGCGCGATGGGGGGTCGACTCGCTGGCTCGATCCCCGTGGTCGAGGTCATGGAGCCTGCCATCGCCGACGGCCAGGGCCCTCGCCAGAGGGGTGTGGCGCAGGTCACGCCGGAGTAGTTGTGTAAGTGCCGCGCGCTGTGCTACGGTTACACCACACCGATCGAGAGGAGACAAGAACGGTGTCTGAGAACGAGGGTCGCCACGTCGCGACCATCAAGTTCGGTCCGGGGTACGACGCCCCGTGGCTGGTCGTCCGGGCCGACTCGCAGGAGGCCCTCATCGGAGAGCTGGCTGAGGCGTTCGCCATCGAGCCGGCCGAGGACGCGACGCTGGGCCAGGTGATCGTGACCGCCTCGGCAGCGGCCCGCGGCCTGCACGGCGCTGTGGCAACGCTCGGCGGCAAGATCGAGTCCGCGCCGGTCAAGCCCGCAGCGCGTGGGCGCGCCAAGTCCGCAGCGTCCAAGCCGGCGAACGACACGCCCGCCCCGACGGCCACACCGGCCACGGCCACGCCGGACGTGGAGCCTGCGGCGAGCGAGGCCGACCCGGTCATCGCGGCGCTCGACGCGGTCACGTCGATGGACGGCTTCCGCAAGGTCTGGGCCGCGAACCAGGAGGCGTTCAAGCGCCCGGAGGTGGCCGAGCACGCCAAGCTCACGCGCGCCCGCCTGGACTCCAGCTCGTGAGCGCGTCCGCCGCGCTCGAGCCGGACGACGGACGGCCCAAGCCCGTCGAGTCCCGGCCCCTGACGCCGGAGCAGGAGGCCGAGTATGCCCAGATCGTCGGGCTGTTCCGCAACTCGACGCCCGACCCCGAGGTGGTCGTCAAGGGCTCGTTCCTGGCGATCCCGCAGGACGGCTTCATGGTGGCGATCCCGGAGATCGTCGCCGTGTTCCCCGGAGACGAGGGCTACGCCTCGATCCTCACCCGCGCCGGCGTTGTCGACGCGCGGATCAGCGCCGAGGGCCTGGTGCGCCAGCTCGGCTTCGGGTCCGACGACAGCGCCTGACCCACACCACTTCACCGCAACACCGCAACACTCGGAGGTACACAGACAGATGGGCTTCAACGTCCAGGACATCAAGATCGGCGGCTCCTACTTCAAGGGTGAGGACTTCGTCGAGAACGTCGCGCTCCTGATCGAGGTGACGAACTTCGAGCGGCAGCTCCCGACCAACTACGGCCCGAAGGACACGGTCACGGCGGACATCACCGCCTTCGCGTCGGTCGACGACATCGACAACGACAACGGCTCGCTGTCGTCGGGGGTCAAGATCCAGCAGGTCGACCTCGCGCGGCGACTCGCCGACCTGGTCGGCTCGGCCGCGGTCGTTCGCCTCGAGAAGCTGGCGCCGACGGCCAAGCTCCCCAACGGCGCCTGGGTCTGGCGCCCGGTCGACGCGGACGTGCGCTCGAAGGTCGTCGCCTTCGGCGAGCGCCGCGAGGCCGCCCTCAACGAGGCCCTCTCGGGCGACGACGTCCCGGACTACCTCAAGTAGCAGACGCCGTCCTTCCGCCGGGCCAGGTGTGTAAATAGCGCGCGCCTGGCCCGGCACGAGCCCCGGAGGGAGGGGTTTCGGATGCTGACCGCATCCCGCGCGCTCACGCTGAGCTCGCAGTCGTCACCCGAGCTGCCGCATGTGGCTGCACTCGATCCGCTCTACCGCCTGGGCGTCCGGCCGCGCGTCGGCGAGGTCATCATGATCGCCGGACGCTCGGGCACGCAGAAGTCCGGCTTTGCCCTGTGGTGGGTCCTGAACATGAAGGCGCCCACGCTCTACTTCTCCGCCGACATGTCGCCCTTCCAGGCGTCGGTTCGCATCGCCTGCTCGGTCACCGGGCAGCGCACGGACCAGGTCGAGGCGGGGATGCAGGACCCGGCGCTGCGCCGCTCGTACCAGCAGGCCACCGCGGACCTGCCGATCACGTTCAGCTTCGGGTCGCCGATCCGCTGGCAGTCCGTGGAGGACGAGCTCGACGCCTACGTGGAGCTCCACAACGAGCACCCGCAGGTCATCGTCATCGACAACCTCATGGACATCGACGGGTCGTCGGCCGACTACACCGCCCAGATGGAGGCGATGCAGTCGATCTCCGACCTGAGCCGCGACATCGGCGCGACGGTGATCGTCCTGCACCACGCGAGCGACAAGACCTGGGAGGCCAAGGCCGACCCGTGGAAGCCGCCCTCGCGCGATCAGATCAAGGGCGGCATGAGCGAGAAGCCCGAGCTCGTGCTGTCGGTGGCGATCGACCCGCAGTCCTTCGCCTACCGGATCGCCTGCCTCAAGCAGCGCATGGGCCCGAGCGACCCGACCGGCAACACGACCGCGCTGCTCCGGGCCGACCCCGAGCGCACGCAGTTCTTCCCGTACGACTACGGCCTGACGGCCATCTAGGAGGTTGGCAGGTGATCGAACGCTGGGAGATCGAGGACATCCCCGGCTTCGGCCGAGTCTCGGCCGACAGGGTGCTCGCGGCCGTCGCCGCCCACCCCGCGGCGGAGGACGCAATCAGCCGGCTCCTCAGCAGGCTTCGCAGCCTGGAGGCGACGCTTAACGAGGACCAGGCCGCGCGGCGCATCGCCCGGCTCGAAGCGGAGCGCAACGAGCTCGAGGCCCGCCTGTCCGAGAGCGGCGTCCGGGCGCTAGAGCTCGAGCGTCGCCGCCTCGCCGAGCGCGTGGCCTGGTGCGAGGCGTCGGCCGACTCGCGCCCCGGCTCGTCGACGCCACTGTGCCCCGGAGCTCGCTCCAAGGTCGCGGCCCTGTCGGCCGCGCGGCAGCAGCTCAAGCGGCTACAGGATCGCGAGGCCCAGGGCGGCTCCGTCGTCTACTTCATGGACTTCGGGGAGACGGTCAAGATCGGCCGGACGGTGAACCTCCCGAGGCGCGTGGCCCAGCTCGGCCCTCGCTCGGTCCTAGCCCAAGTGCGCGGCGGGTCCGCACTCGAGACTGAGCTGCACGCCCGCTTTCGGCACCTGCACTCGCCGATCCCCGGCGAGGGCGGGACCGAGCACTTCCGCAAGACGCCGGAGCTCATGCGCTTCATCGCGTCCATCGAGAACGACTACGCCGCATCAGCGGCATGAGGTAGGTGTCAACTCTTGCCCACCCCCGAGGCAACCCGACGAGCCCGCGCATCCAAGCGCAAGGGCTCCCAGCACGAGACCGACGTCCGAGACTTCTTCCGCCACGCCGGTGCCGACATCGAGCCGCTCAAGCTGAACGGCGCCGAGGATGAGGGCGACCACGTCGTCCGCCTCGCCGACAACAGCCGCGTCGTCATCGAGGCGAAGAACGAGCAGAAGATCAACCTGGCCGGCTACATGAACGAGGCCGACCTCGAGGCTGCGAACTACGCGCGCCACCGCGGCCTCGAACGGCACCGCGTGCTGCCCGTCGCGATCGTGAAGGCGCGCGGCAAGAGCATCGCCGATGCGTACGTGGTCATCCGCCTCGCCGAGTTCGTGGCGTTCCTGCGCCGGACGGTCGGCCTGTGAAGGCCGGCGAGCTCCGCAGCCACGCGTACGACCGGTACGCCGAGATCGCCAACGAGGAGCTCGGGGACGAGTTCGCTGACCTCCCCGTGACGTGGGAGCTGGCGGAGCGCATCCGCCTCGACCTGACCGAGGACTTGGGCGACGAGGCGGGCGACGTCGGGCCGTCCATGTACTTCCGCTGGCTCTCGGTGCCGGAGGTGTTCTCGCCGCACGTCGACCGGGTCGCGATCGGCCGCGCACTGGACTTCGACTGGCCGGTGATCGAGCAGCTCACCAACAAGGAGAGGAAGCTGTTCGTCGCCGCCCTGGCGGAGATGGATGACCCGTGGGGCCGGGGGGACGGCGACCTCCTGACGGAGATCCTGCGCGAGGCGTCGCCCAACGGGAACATCGGGCGGGTCGTGAGCGATCGGAGCCTCGCCTGGGCGCGGGGCACGGCCACTCAGCGAGACACGATCGTCAGCGCCGTCCGCCGGGCCCGCGAGCGTGGGCGGCGCTGACGGGGAGCGCCCCGACCTGACGGCCGTCCTCGAGCACTACGGGTCCCACCCGCGGCCGGGGCGCAACGCTCAGATGCTCTCGTGCCCACTGCACGACGACCGAACCCCCAGCATGTCCGTCCATCTCGAGCGCGGCCTGTGGCGCTGCCACTCCTGCGGCGCTGGCGGTGACGCATGGACTCTCATCATGAAGAAGGAGGGCATCACCTTTGCCCGAGCGCGAACCTTTGCTGCCGGTCTCGGACTCGCGACTGGAGGAGCTGGAAGCGGCGACGAGCCAGTACGAAGCGGCGGTTACCGAGGACGTCAGCATGTATCTGGCGCTCCGGGGGATCGACGAGCCGGATCGACGTACGTTCCGCGTTGGCGTCGTGGCTGACCCGTTCCCCGAGCACCAGGGCCTCGACGGCTGGCTCGTCATCCCCTACCTGGGGCGCCACGGACAGCCGCTGCAGCTCCGCTTCCGGTGCATCGCCGACCACGACCACAAGGCGATGGGGCACGGTAAGTACAAGTCCATGCCGGGCGAGTCTGGGCGGATGTTCAACGTCGGGGCCGTTCACCGCGCCATCGACGAGCTGCACGTCACCGAGGGCGAGTTCGACGCGATGATCCTCAACAAGATCGGCCTGCCGGCCGTTGCAATGCCGGGCGCGCAGTCCTGGATGCCGCGCCACCGGCGCATGGTCGCGGGCTTCTCCCGCGTCTACGTCTGGGGCGACCCGGACAAGGCGGGCTCGGAGTTCGTCAGCAAGATCACGGGCTCGGTTCGCAATGCCCGCGGTGTGCGCCTGCGCGCCGAGGACGGCGACGTGTCCGAGCTGTTCGTCAAGGAGGGCGCCGCGGGCCTGCTCGCGCGCCTCAACCCCGGAGGTGGTGAGTAAATGACGCAGCCCCTGTGGCGCGAGCTCGTGGCCGTCCTGCGACGGCACGGCGTCGCCGACAACGTCATCGCGATCGAGGCGACGTCGACCAGCGTCCTCGTCGAGCGGTTCGTGGAGGTGACCCCGAGCGGCGAGGAGCGCTTCGAGTGGGTCCGCCTCGACGGCCAGGACGACGGAGGCGAGGCGCGGCGCGTGGAGCGGGCCGAGTTCTTCCTCGACTCACTCGAGTGGGACTGCTCGTGATGGCCGTCGTCGTCGCGGGTCAGCGCTTCCGCTCGATTGAGAAGGCGCTCGAGCTCGCCGGTGACGGCGCGCCGGAGGCTCTCGCGATCATCGCCGACCCCAACCGCCCGGCGGAGCAGGTCGCGCGCGCGCTGACCGCGCACGGCGCCCCGATCTCCCCCAGCTCCATCCGAACGTACCGGCGCCTCGTGCGCCAGACCGGAGACATCGACAAGTGACCGACTCCCCGCTTCTGGACAGCCTCTTGGCCGTCCCCACCGCGCCCCCCGTCGCGCCGCGCCCGGCGCAGGGCCCGACACAGCAGCTCGAGGTGAAGGGCGACGTCGCCGAGGCGACCGTCGGCCTGGCTGGCGCTCCCTCGCGAGACGAGCTCGACGGCAGGGCGCGTGACCTGCTCGAGCGCAACGACCTGGACCCTGCCGAGTGGCAGGTGGTTGGCTTCCGCACCTCCGAGTGGACGATGGCGAACGGCGTCGAGGGCGTGTCGGCGCGCTTCTCCTTCGCCCGTGTCGGCACCGCCGCGGCGGGGCGCGAGTCGCTGCCCATCGACGAGATCGTGGAGCGCGTCCGCCTGGCCGGGCCGCTGACGAGTCCTGGTCGCGGGCAGTACGGCCTGGTCGTCGCGCTCGGCGACATGCAGTACGGCAAGGTCGACGGGGACGGCGTCGAGGGCACGGTCGAGCGCACGTTCCAGGGCCTCTCCCGCGCCGCTGCGGCGCTCGACGAGCTGCGCGAGCGCTTCCCGGTGGGCCACGTCCACATCGGCTTCCTCGGCGACCACATCGAGGGCTTCGTCCCCCAGGGCGGGGCGAACGCCTGGCGCACGCGGCTCACGCTGAACGAGCAGATCCGCCTCACGCGCCTGACGATGCTGCACGCGATGGAGCAGTTCGCTCCGCGCGCCGCGCGCCTGTCGATGGTCGCCGTTCCGGGCAACCATGGCGAGCCGCAGCGCTTCGCCGGCAAGGGCGTCACCCGCTACGACGACAGCCACGACACGGAGGCGCTGGTCGCCGTGCGCGAGGCCGCGGCGATGAACGCGCGCGCGTACGGCCACGTCGAGTTCTACGTCCCTGACACGGACGAGATGACGGTCACGCTCGACGTCGCAGGCACGCGCATCGGCCACGCTCACGGCCATCAGTGGCGCCCCGGCAAGCACTTCGACTGGTGGGAGGGCCAGGCGTTCGGCGGCTCGCCGCTGCGCGACGCGGACCTGCTCATGGCGGGGCACCTGCACCACTTCCACGTCGACACCAAGGGTCCGCGGATGTTCCTGCAGCCGCCGGCGCTGGAGTCGGAGTCGACGTGGTGGCGCCACGCCACGGGCGACAGCGGCCACCCCGGCATCGTCGTGGCGATCACGCGCGACGGCCTGACGTCCCCGATCGAGGTGATCCGATGACGGCGCGCACGTTCCTCACGCTCACCGACCCTGACGACGGGACGCCCGTCCTGGTCGACCCTCGCCGCATCATCGCCATCCTCGAGGCGACAGCCAAGCGCGAGGTGTGGCCGATGGTGAACGGCCCGAGCCTCGAGGTGTGGGGGCCCGACGCCCGCACGCGGGTGTTTCTCGACTCGGGCTTGATGGTCGAGGTCTCCGAGAGCGTGGCCGAGGTCCGGGCGGGTGCCGAGCATGGCTGAGCTGATCGAGATGACGGTCCTCGTGGCGTTGACCTACGAGGACGACGAGGGCGAGCGCCACCAGGTGCACGGGCGGCACAACAGGCCCGTCGTCGGCATGGCCCTGGCCGAGTTCGAGGCCGAGGCCGGGTTTCACGCCTGGCGCTTGCTCGAATCGAACGCGGGATACCTCGAGCGGACGTTCGGGCCGGGGGTGCTGGGCCGATGAGACCGCGACTGACTGACGACCAGGCCGCGCAGGTGGTGTTCCTTGCGGCGGGGCTTCTGGCCCTGCTCGTGATCCGGTGGATGGGGTGGTGACGAGTGGCTGAGATCGACTGGAGCCTCGTCAACGAGGACGGCTTCTGGGCCGCGGAGCGCGCAGCGCTCAACGTGTCCCGGTCGTTCCCCGATGTCGAGGAGGACGACGCCTACCAGGATGCGATCGTTTACATCGCGACCCACCCGGCCGAGGTGCGCGAGGTGCTGGACTACGGCTTCGCGCAGCCCGGCACCAAGGGCGGGGTGCGCGGCGCGCGGAAGTGCCTCGCCGGACGCCTGGCAATGCGCCTGCGCGAGCGGGCGAGCCGGCGGGCCGAGGTGCGAGCGCTCGAGCGCGTTGCCGCGGAGGCCGCGCTCAAGTCCAACCCGGCGCCCGACATGGGGTATTGGGGGTCGCGCCCGACGCCGCAGGCGTACGCGGGACTGTCCTACACCCCGGCGCTGATCGAGTTCGTGCTGTCGGTCATGTGGGACGAGCACGCCTGGTCCGGCGTCGCAGCGCCGGGCGCCCCCGAGCGCGGGATGCCTCGCGCCAAGTCCGACCCGAGCCACAGCGGCAACCTCATGGCTCACATGGCCGACGTGCGCCGCGCGTGGGGGGAGGCCGGGCTCGGCCAGACCGAGGCGGGCGCCCTGTTCCTCATCGCCGTCTGCCGCATGACCGAGCGCGGCGCGGCGGATGAGCTCGGGATCTCGGACTCCACCGTACGCCGCCACGCCGAGAGCGGCATGAACAAGCTTGCAACCCATCTGAACGGAAAGGAGGCGCTTTTCGATGAAGCCCTCGCAGCGTGACCTTCGCAACGAGCCGATCGACCTGCGCGCCCGCGCCGAGGCGATGGCGATCGACCTGACGAACATCGCCGAGAAGCAGGAGTCTGACGCCGCAGTCCTCGAGCACCTGTCCGAGGACGGCAAGGCCGTCGCCGAGCAGGTGCTCGAGGGGGCGAACTACCTGCGCGCGATCGCGGCGCTGCTCGACCTGCTCGCCGCCGAGATCGCCTGACTGGAGCCCCACCCGCACGTGAACGTCACGCTCTACAGCCAGCCCAACTGCCAGCCCTGCCGCGCGACCAAGCGGCAGCTCGAGAATCTCGAGATCCCCTACGAGGAGATCGACGTGAGCGAGGACGGCGACGCGCTCGCCTTCGTTCTGAGCCTCGGGCACCAGCAGTCCCCCGTCGTCTACGTGGACGACGTGACCCACTGGTCGGGCTTCCGCCACGACCTGATCCGCAACCTCGCCAAGGAGATGAGCGCCGAGTGACCACGACTGCCGAGATGGTGCGCGAGTTCCACGAGACCTACGACTGCCCCATCGCCGACGAGCCCACGACCGGCCCGGCGGAGCTCGCCCTCCTCCGCTACGACCTCATCCACGAGGAGCTCGCCGAGTTCTGGCGGGCGATCGGACAGCCGATCGTCTACGGCCGCGGCGACGTCCGCAGGGTCGACGAGGCCGACCTCGTCGAGATCGCAGACGCGCTGGGCGACATCGTCTACGTCGCTTACGGAGCGGCCCTCGCGTTCGGTATCGACCTCGACGCCGTGCTCGCCGAGATCCACCGGTCGAACATGAGCAAGCTCGGCACCGACGGCAAGCCGATCTACCGCGCGGACGGCAAGGTGCTCAAGGGCCCGAACTACTCGCCGCCGAACCTGGCCCCGATCGTCCACAAGGCCGACGCCTCGTAGCGCATCACACAAGCCCCCGGCTCCCATCGCGGAGTCGGGGGCTTGTCGTGTTTCCGGGGCCGCCCAGCATGGTAAGCTGGAGGGTTCGTTCGCCGAGAGAGGGAGGTAGCGCGTTGTCTCAGGAGATCGTGAATCAGGTGCCGCAGGCTCAGGAGGCGGGGTCGGCGGTGTCGATGATCGCTACGTCGATCTGGACCGCGATCGCCGCGGTCGTGCTCGCCGGTGCAGGTGCCGGTACCGGCTTCCCACTGTTCGCGCTGGGCGCCGTGGCGTTCGGGCTCATCTCGCTCTGCTCGGGGGCGTCCGGCTGGATCAGCCTGCTCCGCAAGCTCGAGGCCCGGCTCGACCGATGA